TCTACTAGAACCCGTCCTATGGTAATAGGTAAATGTCAAGAATATGTAAGCGATAAGGGAGTAACAATTCAATCTAAACGTTTATTAGAAGAAATGAAAACGTTTATTTGGAAACATGGAAGAGCAGAAGCTCAAATTGGTTATAATGATGATTTAGTTATGAGTTTTGGTATCGGCTTATATGTACGAGATACTGCATTAAAATTTAAACAACACGGATTAGATATAACAAAAGCAGCTTTAGGAGCTTTTTCTAAAAATTCAACCCAATATCAAGGAGCATATTTTTCAACAGGGATGGATAACCCATACACAATGGATGATGGAAAAGGTGGAACTGAAGATTTTAGTTGGCTTCTGTAATATTTATTCATATATTAACAAACATGGCTGATACTAGCGTATTTACAAGATTAAAAAGACTATTCTCTACAGACGTAATAATTCGTAATGTAGGAGGGAGTCAACTTAAAGTTCTTGATTTTAACCAAGAACAAATGGCGGGGACTACTGAAACCAATTCAATGGTTGATAGGTACAATAGGTTATATACTACCAATCAAATGGCAGCCTATAACCCGGCACTAAACTACCAAACCCTTAGAACTCAATTATACTCAGATTATGAAGCAATGGATACAGATGCTATTATTGCTTCTGCTTTAGATATATTATCTGATGAGTCTACTTTAAAAAGTGAAATGGGTGAAGTACTCCAAATTAAAAGTTCAGATGAACAAGTACAAAAAATTCTTTATAATTTATTTTATGATGTTTTAAATATTGAATTTAATTTATGGATGTGGATTCGCCAAATGTGTAAATATGGTGATTTTTTCTTGAAATTAGAAATAGCAGAAAAATTTGGTGTATATAATGTTATCCCTTACACAGCTTACAACATTGTACGAGAAGAAAAAGTAGGTGAAAATAAAAAGGATGTAGAAGTAAGGTTTAAATTTGACCCCGATGGGTTAAGTGGTGGGGGAGAATACGGTGGATATTTTGGAGGAACCCAATATACGAGTGATAGGGATAGCAACACAGCAATTTATTTTGACAACTACGAAATAGCCCACTTTAGATTACTCTCAGATGTAAATTATCTCCCATATGGTAGAAGTTACATTGAACCTGCTCGTAAATTATTTAAGCAGTATGTAATGATGGAGGATGCTATGTTAGTACATAGAATTGTACGTGCTCCTGAAAAACGTATTTTTTATATAAATGTAGGAGCTATCCCACCTGCTGAGATAGAAAACTTTATGCAGAAGACCATCTCAAAGATGAAGCGTACCCCCTATATGGATCAACAAACAGGAGATTATAATCTAAAATATAACATGCAAAACATGTTAGAAGATTTTTACATCCCTGTTAGAGGTAATGATACTGCTACTAAAATTGATACTACACCTGGAATGCAATATGATGGTATCCAAGACGTAGAATACCTAAGAGACAAATTATTTGCTGCACTGAAAGTACCTAAAGCATTTTTAGGTTATGATGAAAATACTGATGGTAAAGCTACATTAGCAGCTGAAGACATTAGATTTGCTCGTACTGTAGAACGTATCCAAAGAATTGTATTATCTGAATTATACAAGATTGCAGTTGTACACCTTTATACACAAGGGTTTGATGGCGAACAATTAACAAATTTTGAATTAAATCTAACTACCCCATCAATCATTTATGATCAAGAACGGGTAGCATTAATGAAAGAAAAAGTTGATTTGGCAGCACAAATGATGGAAACTAAATTATTCCCAACTGACTTTATTTATGATCATTTATTCCACTTAAGCGAAGATCAATACGTTGAGTTTAGAGATTTAGTTAGTGAAGATGCTAAACGTGCTTTCCGTAATACCCAAATAGAAACTGAAGGCAACGATCCTGTAGAAACTGGAAATTCATATGGTACTCCTCATGATCTAGCCTCCATGTATGGTAAAGGTAGATACTATGATGAACCTGATGGTGTTCCTGCAGGATATGATGAAAAATTAGGACGTCCCGAAGAAAAAGTTTCTAATCGTAACACTCAAAATGATAATTTTGGTAAAGATAGATTAGGAGCAGCTACAATGAAAGGTAAAGAAAATGAATCTAATTCTATAAGACCCTCATATAAAGGTGGTTCGCCTTTAGCTTTAGAAGCTAAAACAGCTTATTTACAAAATAAAGAAATGCTAAAAAAGTTACCAGTTAACCGTAAACAATTAGTATTTGAGCAAGATAGCTCACTACTAGATGAAAGTAACTTAAAGGAGTGAAAATCTTTATATATTTATAAAAAAGCCCATCAATGAGAATCAAACATTCTAAGTATAAAAATACAGGTCTTTTATTTGAACTTTTAGTAAGACAGATAACGGCTGACACTTTATCAGGTGGCGAATCCGCTTCCCTTAATATTTTAAAAAAAGCATTTGCTAAAACTGAATTAGGAAAAGAATATAAACTTTATGAATCCTTATTCAAAACCAAAAATTTAAGTGAAGGTAAAGCAGATATTACTTTAAATACTATATTAGAAGCTACTCGTAAATTAAATAGAAGTGCATTAAGAAGAGATAAATATAACTTAATTAATGAAATTCGTAAGCATTATAATTTAGGAGAATTTTTTAGACACCAAGTTCCTAACTATAAAGGATACGCTGCTTTCTATAAACTAATAGAAATATATAATTCAGACAGACTATCAGAAACTGATGAAATTATTGCTAATAAAGTAACAATTTTAGAACAATTGACTGAAAAGCCTATTAGTGAGAAAAAAGTAAAAGCAGATTTAGTTGAAGAATTTAGCAAATATGATAAGGATTTAAGAATTCTTACTTATAAGGTAATGCTTGAAAAATTTAATGGTAAATATTCTAATTTAAACAAAGGTCAAAAAGGTATATTAAAAGAATTTATTAATTCAATTGATAATACTCCTCGTTTAAAGGAGATTTATAATACTAAAATTAATGAGGTGAAAAAGGTATTAAATCACCAAATTAAAAGTGTAAAGGATGAAGCTACTAAAATTAAATTAACAGAAGTAGTAAAACTCCTTAAAGAATTAGATAAAAGTTCTAAGATTAATAATGATGATTTAATTAATCTTCTTCAATACTACCAATTGACTGAAGAACTCCATAAAACATCTAAGTAATGGCTACTAAACTTCAAGATTTAAATCCTAATTTTCTTAAAAAAATTGAAGATCTTTATGGGCCTATTCACCCCCAAGATTCTATTTCTGATGATTTAATGACCTACCTTAAGGTTGATTTAACCAAACCTCGTAGTGAATCAGGAGCATATACACAACGAGTAATAAATCTTCCAAGTTTTAAAACCCTTTTTCAATCTTTAGGTAAGTCTAAACAAATAGCAAAATCACTAAGAGCTGACCCGTCATTAAGAAAAGATAAAGTATTCCAAGACCGTGCTAGTCAAGTAACTGATACTTTCAATGACTTCCGAACATTCTTTAGAACCTATTACCCAGACCAATATAGTATGGTTAAAGGTTTAGTTAAAGAAATGAATACTAGCGGAGCAGCAGGAGAGTACAATACACCTTTTTCATTTAAGAAAAAAGGATCTAAACCTAACATTTCCTCTTACACTTCAATTGGATACAAACCAGTTGATCAAAAAGCACTAAGAAAAAAAGCAAAAGGTATAGATTATATAGATTTATACAAAGATTAATATTTATCAACATGACAAGCGAACTAATATATAAATTCCAAAAGTATTTAACAGAAGCAGCTAAAGCAACTGAAAAGAAAACTACTAAAGAAGTAGATGAGTTAAATACTAAAGGATGGGATTACCAGGATCCTAAATTATTTAACAATATTAATCCAGACCAACTTTTAAATGGTGTAGCAATTGAAATAAGAAAAGATAATTCAATGCCACTTGAAAAAGCAATGGAAATTGTAGTGAAACAATTAGGAAAAGATCCTATGTACTATATTGAAAATGCAGCATTTGGAGTAGAAGGAATTGGCTATACAGATGATGCTGTAGCTCTAACTCCTAAAGAAATTAAAGGTAAATACAAATCCTCCGGCTATGGAGACTTAAAAGAAGCAATAATGAACAAATCAGAAAAATTAAAAGAATTATTAGAAGAAGCTGTAGCGGGAGTTCCATCAATTGGAAACCCATTTGCAGAACGTAAACCCGAAGCTTACGAAACAAAATTTGAAGCTTATTTAGCAGAAAATGCACGTACCGATGCCGAAGAAGAAGGCTATTTAGATGGTATGAAAGATGAAAAAGAAGATA